ATATAATTTCAACATTGACAAGAAAGGAAAGAGAAATGAACAAAGAACTTATTAACAGTGCAATTGCAAAGATCACTGAAGAGGCACTATCAATAAAAGATGCATTTTCGCAGATGATTGAGGAACACTTGACTGACATCTGCAAGACCGATGCGGTAGCAACAAAGCTTTTAGCTGAAAACAAATCGCTAAAGGCTTTTTGTGAGGATATGTGGAAAGAAGCAAGAAGCAAATCTACAAAATGTGCAGCAGGAAGCGGTGCGTATATATCAGACAAAGAGTGTTTTGAAAAAGCTGAAGCTTACTATGAAATCACTGAAGAGGACAAGAGAACAAAGAACACGACGAATGTCATTGACATCACAGAGTTACTCTGAAGGAGGATGTCATGGACTTCGTTAAAGAGAAACAAAAATTGCCATATAGCATCAAGTGGCCAACCAAACTAAAACAATACCTGAATGATGAAATCAATTATCCAATCGTTTATAACAGATTCAGTAAAGAAGCACATTGCCTAAGCTGTGGCAAAGATTATAAGTACTTAAATAGATATCGTGCAGATGATTATGAAACTTGTCCTTGTTGTGGAAAAAGCAGAGCAACATGGCCACATACACGCAATATGATTGTTGATCGAACACTAATCTTTGCGACACATACAGATAAGGACATTAGAATAGCGGTGGCATCTGTATTTTATAAATATGTTGCAGACGATTGGAACAATATCAAAGATATGAAGGCGGAGATAAGCATAGATGAAGTGCTATATTTTTCTCGGGATAAGCAAGAAGCCTGGTATCAAAATTGGTGGAACAGAAGTCCAAAGGAACAATTTAGAAAAGATACTGGAAAAGGAATAAGAACTTTCATTCCTGCAGAATTAAGAAGATATCAATGTTCAATGCATGCAAGTGTCCAAGATGCTTTGTCTAATGGATTCCTCAAGTATGTAAATATAAAAATCTATGATGCATACGATGAAAGTCATCTGATGAAACTTATATATGTATACAGCAAATATCCACAAGCAGAATATCTCAAGAAACTAGGATATGAGGGAATAATAAAAGACCGCATCTATAATCAAGCAAATCATATCAAAGTCAATTGGAGAGGGGATAGCTTGGAGAAGATGTTAGGTATCACAAAGACAGAAATCGGCAAGCTAAACCAATGGGGATATAAGAGCACGGATGATATAGGAATATACAAATTCTTGAAAAAATATCAAGCAAAGATATCAAAGAAAAACATGGACGCATTTAATTCAGTGTTTTTATCTGTAAGCGACTATCTAAGAGAATTTAGAAAAGAAGAAAATCCTATAAAGATAAGTGAATATATAGCCAAGCAGAAGGAACTCGACAATAATCGATTAATTGTATATGACTACAAAGATTATTTAAAACAACTAAAAGAACTGGGATACCCGTTAGAGGAATATTATTTATATCCTAAAAATCTTAAGGATTCTCATGAAAAACTTACAGATGAGATAAACAAGAAGAGAGACGAGAAAAAACGCAGACAAGCAATACAACAAGAAAAAGAATACAAGAAGATCTTGACGAAAGTAAAGAAATTTACATTTGTAAGCGAAACATTTGTAGTAAGACCGATTGCAACCATAGAGGAACTTCAAGAAGAAGGAATAAAGATGCATCATTGCGTGGCAACATATTGCCAAAAGTTAATATCCGGCAATTGCTACATATTCACAGTAAGAAATATAAATGAACCGGATGAGCCGATAGCGACGCTTGAGTTAAACAAGGCTTTGAATAAAATAGTGCAGCTAAGGGGAAAACGGAATGCAGTAGTATCAGATGATATCGAATCGTTTTGTAATTATTGGTTTGAACATATAGTTACTTCAAACAAAAGAAAGAGAAAGAAGGCATCATAATGAACATAGTAGAAACAGAATACAAAGAAATCACAAGCATCCAAGAGAGAGCAACAGAGCAGCTGACAATAGAGGTCAACACAATATACCAACAGATGGAAGCCATAGGCAACATAGGACTACAACTTGCTGCAGAGGCAGGAGAAAGGCTTATAGAAATAAAAGGCAGATTAGCACATGGTGAGTTTGAATCGTGGTGCAAGGACAACCTGACATTCAGTAAAAGAAAAGCCGAAAATATGATGCGCTGGTCTCAAAAATGCAAGGATGAAAATAGCATTTTTTCAAAAACGCAAACGTTTACGGATTTGGGAATTTCCAAGGTTTGGGCGCTTTTAGCCGCTCCGGAGGATGTGGCCGAAGAGGTCATAAAAGAAGGTGCTAGCGACATGTCAGTTAGAGAACTACAAGAAGAAATTTCTAGACTAAAGCTCGAAAAGGAAAAGGTAGAAGGATTAGCAAGAGCAACGGAAGAAGAGCAGGCAAACCTGGAGGAAGAGATAGAAATTCTAAAAAGGCAGCTCGAAGAAGCCAGAAGAGAATCCGAAAGAAAAGCTGAAGAGGAAAACTCGCAAAGTACATCTGAAGCTGAAGAGGAAATCGAACAGCTAAAGAAGAAACTAGAAGTTGCAGAGGCAAACCTCCATAAGACAAAAGAAAAACTAAAAACAGAAAAGAATAGTAGCGATAAAAAAATTGAAGAAGCAATCAGTAAAGCCAAAGCAGAAGCTCAAAAGGAAGCTGAAGCAAAGACGAGCAAGTCGTTAGAGGATATAACGAAGAAGTACGAGGAATCGCAGAGCGTTATCAACAAGCTGCAAACGGCACTAGCAAATAGCGAAAATAAAGCACTTGCGATATTCAAGGTTAAATCAGATTTACTTCAGGAATCGTTCAATTCTTGCCTGGCATCTATAGAGGATGTAGCTGCAGAGGATCAAGAAAAGGGCGACAAGATGAAAGCGGCACTTAGACAGATAATGTCAAATCAGATTGAGAGATTATAAAAAGGAGAATAGACATGGCACTAAAAATAACAATAGTGATTTGCGCAACACTGGTTATACTTACGCTTATTAGCGAAAAAGGAAAAGGCGGCAAATAATGAGAGATAAGAAAGAGGGAATCCGATGCGCTCTGTGTGGAAAGAAACTTAGTCATAATAATGCATTCTACACAGACATGGGTGAAGAGGAAATCACTGTATGCTTCGGATGTTATCTAAAAATCAAAAAGCATAACAATATCCTAAAGGAGGCTAATCATGAGAGTGGCAATTGATGATAACTGGAGCGTTTATCAAAAGGGCGAAAAGGTCTATGCAAGTAGAAAGAAACCTAAGATGACAAACATTATAGGAACATCAGGACACAAGTTAGCTGAAGAGGAACTTGTGGGCATGCTTGAACGATTCTTAAGAATGAAAAATGTAAAGTTGGGAGAAAAAAATAACGATGGAAACGAAATGTAATAGCATTTATATATCAGGGCCAATCACAGGGCTTAAGGAGGAAGATGCAAAAGCTGCATTTGACAAAGCTGAAAAATTGCTTGAAGTAGAATACGAAAGAGTCGTTAATCCTATGCGTTTCGAAGGAGCATATCAAAGCGCAAACCTGACGTATGACGAAATGATGGACATAGATATAAGATTGCTAAAGATGTGCAAGGCAATATATATGTTAAAAAACTGGGAAGGTTCAAAGGGCGCATGTGTAGAAAGATTAACGGCGTTGCAGTTAGGAATGAAAATCATATACGAAGATTAAAGGGGAGCAAGAGCTTCCCTTTAGGGCTATAAAGCACCACGAAAGGAGCAGATAGAAATGAGAAACGAAATCGAAATACTCGCAAGAGAAGAATTGGAATCCGCAAATGAAAAGTTCTCACTATTCCACAGCAGCCACGAAGGCTTCGCAGTACTGCTTGAAGAAGCCGAGGAACTCGCAGAAGAGTCGAATGAGATAGAAAAGATAATGAACTCTTGGTGGCTTTACATAAGAAGAGATGAAGATATAGACGTGCAAAAGAAGAGAGTCGACAGAATAAGAAGCCGCGCAGTCAATGCGGCTATGGAAGCAATACAGGTTATAGCAATGTGTGATAAGTTCAAAATGTCATTATAAAAAACTACATATATATGTAGAAAAACATCGCGAGTGAAAGTCTCGCATTCGAGCTTGATAAGAGTATTAATAAAAGGGAATCGCTGAAGAGGAAATCATGGCTGAGCAGAAAATCATAAGGGAAACATGTGTAGCAGGACGAATGATAGATCACATACTAAAATTACCCACAGGAAATCATAGAGGGAGACGTGGTAAAAGAATTAATCCTAGTTCTGAAAAAGTACAAAAGAATAATGACAGAATTGCTGAGAGAAACCTTAGAAGATTGCTTGCTGCAAATTTTGGATATGGCAGCGGTCATTTCACATTAACCTATGGAGATACAGCACCGAGCAACACTCAGGCGAAAAAAGACTTGGAATGCTTCTTGAAGAAGTTGAGACGTGATTTACGCAAAGAAGACATTGAGCTAAAGTATATCGCTGTAACAGAATACGAAAACCATAGGATACATCATCATCTTGTTATAAACACAGTGAATGTAAAAACTGTAAATGATTTGTGGTCAAAAGGATGGATAAAGATGTCTGCACTGGACAAGACAGGAAACTATTGCAGGCTTGCGAGCTATCTCATCAAAGAAACGCAGAAGACATTCAGAACTGAAGAGAGTGCACACAAGAGAAGATATTCGACTTCAAGAAATTTGGTTAAGCCGGTAGTGAAGAGGGAATTTGTAAGTGGCGCTGAGCTATTTGATGATCCTAAGCCAATGCCTGGATATTACATCGACCAAGATAGCGTGAGAAGATACGAACACCCTTTCACAAAGGTTGAGCACTTAGAGTATGTCGAAATTGCATTAGACACACCGAGAAAGTATAAGGTTTGGCCAAGAGGCAAGAAAGTAAAGGCTGAATCTCAAAGGACGATACGAAATGACCAACTCGATTTATTCGAGGAATTTTAACATGCACAGAAAGGACGCGATATGAAAAGAGATTATCAGAGACAGAAAAACAATAAATATATTTTGCCTAATGCTGTATATCATACAACACTCTGGCAGATAAGAGACTATTTTCGCATGAAAGAGAACGCGCAGGATATTTTAGATGAATCACCCGCACCACCTGACGGGATGCCACGGAGCGGAGATATAATAGATCAAGTCTATATAAAGGCGCAGAGAAGAGCTATATACATCGACAAGATTAAAGTGATTGACGATGCTATAAAAACGATTCCAGAAGAATACAGAAAAGGCATATGGAATAACATCATCAGAGGAGACCGCTATCCTGCCGATGCAGAGCGTGCAACATACGGTCATTACAAGTCAAAATTTATCCTAAAAGTTGCAGAAGGATTAAAGCTTGTTTAAAGCAAATGCGACACACCGGGAGAAAAAATATATATTATTATGACAGTGTGAGGAAATGATAATTCACTCCTTTCTTAAGAAATTATATGCGCATAAGGCAGCCGGCAAAGGGCACGGCTGCCTTTTGTGTTATGGAGAAGAAATGGCAAAAGCATGGGCGAAAGCGTTTTATAAATCAAAAGCGTGGGCTGACGTAAGGACAGCGGCACTTATAAGAGACGGTGGCATGTGTCAAAACCCTGGGTGCATGAATCCTGCTGAAGAGGTACACCATGTTATTGAGTTAACACCTGAAAATATAAAGGACCCAAGAGTCGCATTAAACCTAGACAACCTGAAGAGCCTTTGTAAAGATTGTCACTTTGCCGAGCACAGACATGGACTACACGCGAATGAAAGAGTCGATAAGATACTCACAAACGGATACTACTACGACAATGGTGTCATGAAGTTCACAAAGGTTTACATAGTGTCAGGCGCACCAGCAGCAGGCAAGAGCACATACATTAGCAAACACAAAGAGCCAGGAGACCTGCTTATAGATTTAGATAAAATTAAAGACGCACTAGGGCAACCGCGAGAAAGCAAGTACAGCAACCTCACAGGACTAGCATTAAATCTAAGAGAATATCTTTATGGATTGGTAGCAGATAGAGACTCATTGATAGACTGTAAGCATGTATGGATTGCAGCCACATTGCCAAACAAATATGAACGAGAAGCATTAGCAAAGAGGCTAGATGCGGAAGTAATTCAGATAGATGCTAGCAAGGCAGAGTGTCATAAGCGAGTTGCAAATGATAGTAAACGCATAGACAAAGATTACGAACACAAGATGGTTGATAAGTATTTTAAAAGATTGACAGAACAGAACACATAACCCCCCCTTCAAAAAATAAGGGGAGTGTCCACAGGGGACCGGAGGAGAGGGACAGATGTAAACATGAACGCGCACACGAGGGGGGTGTGGTCATTTGGGAAAATTTATACAAATTTACGACGAGAAAAAACGAGAAAGCGTTAGAAAACGCGAGCGAACAAGACTTAGAAAAATATTGGGCGCAGATAATGATATCGTCACATCGTTAATAGATCGAGCAGCTTTTTTGCATGCAGAATTGATAGAATGTGAGGAGATAATTAAGCGAGATGGCATCATCGAGACATATAAAAATGGCGAAAATCAGTATGGAAATAAAAAGGCAGCAGCGGTAGACGTCTACAACAATTTGATAAAATCTTACAACACAGTTATAAAGACTTTAGCAGAAAGCAGAGGGGAGACAAGCGCTGAGCAAGACGAACTTCTTGCTTTCATGGCAGCGAGGCGATGAGTTATATAATCGAGTATGCAGATGCTATATTTTCAGGAAAAATATTGGCGAATGATTTTATCAAAAGACAGTATGAGATTTTGGCAAATCGAGCAGTTCAACCTGATAGGTTTCATCTTGACTTAGATATTGCGAATAGACACATTGATTTCATGGAGATGTTTTGCAGGCAGTCACAGGGAGACAAAGGAGCGTCGTTAAAGCTTGAGTTATTTCAAAAAGCAAAATTCGAAGCAGCATATGGCATGGTCGATGATGACAATTTAAGGCAATACAGAGAGGTAAACTGCTTTGAAGGACGTAAAAACGGTAAGACCACAGAAGCTGCAGCGATTGCACTTGATGCACTAATAAACGATGACGAAGGAGCTCCGGAGGTATACTTTATAGCGACAAAGCTAGACCAAGCGAAGAAGGGGTACACAGAATCAAGGAATATGGTGCAGCAATCACCTGCACTTCGTAAGCATATAAAACCGAGAGGATTTGATTTATACTGCAGAGGGAATTTTGGCATAATAAAACCTCTTGCGACTGATATAAAAAAGCTCGACTCATACAACGCATCATGCGTTATTGTTGACGAGCTGGGAGCACTAACAAGCAGACGTCCATATGATGACATGAAGCAGTCTCAGTCAAGCATGGCGAGGAAACAGCCAATGCTGTGGGCAATCTCGACAAACAACTTCGTAAGACAAGGAATATTTGATGCACAAGTTGAATATGGCAAAAAGATATTAAGAGGCGATGCAAAAGACGATCGCTTTTTATTTTTATATTACGCGCTGGAAAACGAAAGCCAGTGGACTAATCCGAAGTATTGGATTATGGCAAACCCTGGATTGGGAACGATAAAGAGCAAGGAATTTTTAGAGGACTCGGTGAATAAAGCGAAAAATGATCCTGGCTATAAAGCAACTGTTTTAACCAAAGATTTTAACATTGCGCAGGAGAGCAATCAGTCGGCATGGCTAACACCGAAACTTGCACAAAATGAAGAGGTTGCAGATATAAAATATCTTGAAAATTCGTATGCTATTGGTGGATGCGATTTATCAGCAACAACAGACCTTACGTGTGCAAGTCTTATTGTCTGCAAAAAAGATGATCCTAAAAAGTATCTATTGCAGCAATATTTCTTGCCGCAACAGAGACTTGATTATGTCATGAGCCAAGAAGAACCTGAAGCTCCATATGCACTTTGGGCGGAACAAGGCTGGCTCACAGTATCTCCAGGAACGCAGGTTGATTATTCGCAAGTCAGCCTATGGTTTTACAAAATGGTTAAAGAGCATAACATAAGGCCACTTTGGATTGGATATGATAGAGCACTGGCCGGCTATTGGGCAGACGAAATGATTAACAATTACGGATTTGAGCTAGAAAAGATTGCGCAAGGGGCGTACACGTGGACATATCCGATGAAGCAGCTCAGGGCCGAATTTGAGGCACAAAACATAGTGTATCAGAATAATCCTATGTTTTTACACTGCCTGTTAAACACGGGTGTCAAAACGCGTAATAGCGACAATATAGAGTCTATCATGCCTGTTAAACTGCAAAACAATAGGCGAATAGACGGAACAGTGTCAGCATTGAATGCGTACACATGTCTAAAAAATCATGAAGAGGAATTTATGCGCTATGTCGCAAGAAAGGGGTAAAATGAACTTCTTTAGTAACTTTTTTGGAAAGGCAAAAAAGAAAATATCGCAACTGCGAGAATTTATCGAGATAGGAGGCTACAGAGCGATATTTTCAAGGTTTGGGAATAACCAATGGGAATCGGAACTTATAAGATCGTGCATAAGACCGATAGCTTATCACACATCAAAGGCAGAGGCAAATTCCTCTGATAAGCGTTTAGAGAGAATACTAAGAGATCGTCCGAACCTATACATGAATGGCGTAGCTTTTCTCTCTAAAATTCGAACGATGCTGGAGCTCAAGAATACGGCTTTTATAATCATCATTCGCGACGATAGAAATAAGGTTATTGGATTTTATCCAATGCCTTACACATCATTTGAAGGAGTATTAAGTCCGACGAATAACCTGTATATCAAGTTCGAAACTCAATCAGGCAGGAACTTTACTTTTCACTGGGATGACATTGCGGTTCTGCGAAAGGATTACAATGAAAATGACATCTCAGGAGATAGTAACTCGCCAATTTTAAACACTCTTGAAATGCTTAACACCTCAAATGAGGGACTCTCGAATATGATAAAGAGTACGGCAAATTTGAGAGGTATTTTAAAGACAACAAAATCTATGCTAGATCCTGGAGATTTAAGGCAAGTCAAAGAAGATTTTGTAAAGGACTATCTAAACATTTCAAACGAGGGTGGCGTTGCGGCAATCGACAACTCATACGAATATCAGGAGCTAAAGGCAAGCCCGCAGGTAAGCAACTATGCAAACATAAAGGAATTTCGAGAAAATATCATGAGATATTACGGAGTCAACGATAGCATCTTGATGGCGAAGCAGACTCCGGAGGAAATGCAGGCGTTCTACGAGTCACGTATTGAACCTTTTCTAATGGAATTATCCATAGAGCTTACAAGCAAGGTTTTTACCGAACGAGAAAAAGGATTTGACAACTATATTGTGTTCTCGGCCAACACAATCCAGTTTATGTCTACCACCGAAAAGCTTAATTTGTGGAACATGGTAGATAGAGGAGCAATGACTCCAAACGAATGGAGAAGGACGCTGAACTTGCCACCATTACAAGGTGGAGATGAACCTATAAGGAGACTGGATACAGCCCCAGTCGGAACTCAAACCGTAGAAAATGAAGAGAGTGAAGAGGAGGAAAATTAAATGGCAGAACTTGACAATATTAAACGTCTTATTGAAGACAAGCATGTGCAGTTTAGAGATTTTAACATCGGAAAGGTTGAAACAAGAGAGGCTGCTGAGGAAGGACAGGAGCGCATGACAATCACAGGAAGACCTGTTGTTTTTGATAGCGAAACATTGATTTGCAAGTATAGAAATCAGGAAATTTGGGAAACTATAGATGCAAAAGCTCTTGATAACGCTGACATGTCCGATGTTATCTTCAACATGAATCATTGCGGAAGAGTCTTTGCAAGGACGAGAAATGATAGCTTAAAGCTATCTAAAGATGATAAAGGGCTCAACATGGAAACCGAACTATGGGAAGATGATGAAGGTCATAAGAGCTTGTACAGAGACATCAAGCGAGGGATTCTCGATAAGATGTCATTTGCATTTACAGTCAGAAAGTCAGAGTATGTGATCACGGAAGATGAAGAAACGGGAACAGAAAAGGTTCTGCGAAAAATCTTAGAAATTGACAAACTGTACGATGTATCAGTTGTTGATATTCCGGCATACGATGCTACTGAAATATCAGCGAGAAATGCGTTTGCAGCGGAAAGCGAATTACGCAAAGCGGAAAGCATCAAGGCGGCAAGCCTAGCTCGCGAAAAATATAACTATGAAAGAATCAAAATGGAGGAAAAGTAATGAATCTAAAGGAATTGAGAGCAAGACTAGAAGAAATTGATACACTTGTAGCAAAGAGTGAGAGCGCTGACGAGGTGAGAGGCCTCATTGATGAGATGAAAGAGCTGAAACAGAGGGAAAAAGAACTCGTGCAGCTTGAGCAGAGAACTAAAGAAGCTAAGATGATTAATGGCGGTGTGAGCGGAGCAACAATCGTAGAGAGAAGCGCATCAACTGAGGACGAGTCAGAGGGCGCGGACAGTGAGGTGTATCGCAGAGCATGGCTGAAAACCATTGCCGTTGATCAGAGAGGAAACCATCTATTTGGAAAGCTAACTGAAGAGGAGACACGTGCGTTTACATTCACAACGGCAAACACTGGTGCGGTTGTACCTGTAACGGTTGTAAATAAGATAACAAGCCTTGTTCGCAACGACTCACCAATCCTTGATGATGCTACACTATCTGGAATCGAGGAAGGTTTTGCACTCGTAAGACATACAGAAATTAAAGCTGGAGATGCAACTGGTGTTGCCGAAGGTACAGCGAACGAAGATGAAGAGGATGCATTTATCCAGATTCAACTAACTGGAGTAGATGTTAAAAAGCATGTCACAATCACGAGAAAGATGAAGTTCCAGGGCATAGATGCGTTCGAGGACTGGCTAGTAAAGCACCTTGCAGACAGAATTAGAGTTGCGAAGGAAAAGGTGCTAATCGCAAGGCTTGACAATGAAGCACCTTCAGGAGCTACAAAAGTAGATAACTCGGGCATAGCGGCTGGAAATATACTAACAGAGAAGACATACTCTGATGAGTCAATCAGAGCAATCATGAGCCTTATCGATGCAGATGGAGAGGTTGTCGTATATGCAAACTCAAAGACTATATGGACAGGTCTTGCAGGGATAAAGGATGGAGACGGCACAAAGGCATTCATCCCAAACCCTATGGCAGATCCTATAGTACAGGGTAGAATCTACGGCGCAACAGTAAAAAAAGACAGCAATCTTGCGGACAACGTAGCATACTTCGGAGTCAAGGGTGCACTGCTTGCCAATACACACGCACCTCTTGAAATATTCCAGTCGCTCGAAGCAAAGACTGCAAACACAATCATCACAGGTGATGAAATCTTTGATGGTGGTCTTGAGAATCCAAAAGCGTTTGTCAAGGTTACATTCAAGCCGGGGGAATAGCTCCCCCTGCCGCCTTGGCGGGTAGTGCGCACAAGTACACACACCAGGAACTTAACGCACTGACTATCGAGCAGATCAAAAAGATAGCAGGGGAGAGGCATTACGGCATCCTAGCGACACTAAAATCGGAGATAATAAGTCAATTTTTGGCGCAGCAAGGAGTATAATCAATGGTTAGCAGAACAGAATCTGTCAAGAATAGTCTTAGAATAAGGCATGACAAATTAGATGCAGAAATTGAATCAACAATCACGGCAGCAGAAATGGACTTAATAAGAATGGGTGTGGCAAAAGATGTTGTAAATGATAAGGATAATGCGCTGGTAAATAGGGCAATTTGCATTTATTGCCTTTGGCAAATGACAGAAGATGAACGGCTCATTGACAAGTATCATAGAGCTTACGAAATCCACGCAGATGGATTGAGGAAAAATAAGAGGGCAAATAATGTATAACGAAATAGCAGAGTTGGGAAGAGAAACGCTGACGCAAGATGAATATTTAAACGAAGTACCAGGATATGAGTGGACGGAAGTGTTTTGTAAAAGAGCATCAATCGGACAGCAAGAGTTTTACAACTCGGCAGTTGTATCATTAAAACCTGAATTTAAGCTTATTTTAGCCGACTACTATGATTACGACAATCAAAAGGTAATCAGATACGATGGCAAGCTGTATGATGTAATCAGGACGTTTATTGCAAAAAACACCATAGAGCTAACCGTGAAGGAAAGGTTCGAAAGAAATGCGTGATTCTATTGAAGTTCAAATGAGTAAAATCCTAGATGATTATTCTAGCGAGCTCGACAGGAAAACTGATGAAGCAATCCAAAGAGTGGCTCGGCAAACAGTTAATGTGCTAAAGCAAACAAGCCCGAGAAAGAAAGGTGGTTATGCTAAGAGCTGGACGCTAAAACGTAGTTCACAAGGTCGTGCCATAGTATACAACAAAAAAGGAAGTTTGACTCATTTGTTGGAGCGAGGACACATTTCAAAAAACCAATATGGATCATATGGACGCGTCGCAGCAAGGCCTCACATCAAACCGGCAGAGAGTACAGCAAAGCAAATGTTGCTTGATGAATTGGAGAAGCTATGACATTTCAAAATCTACTAAAAAGAGCTGGAATACCGGTGGCATATGGAGTGTTTAAAAACGCTCCAAAGCCACCGTTTATTGTGTATTTAGGAGCAGGGCAAAAGTCTTTAAGTGCTGATGATACAAAATACCACAAAGCCAACAAGTACAGGGTAGAATATTATTTCAAGACTAAAAACGAAGAAAAGGAAGAAACCATCGAAAAGCTTTTGCTTGACGGTGGTTTTTTGTACGAGAAATCTGAAGATGTCTACATAGAGTCTGAGGATTTGTATGTAATCTACTACGAAGTTTAGATTAGAAAGGAACGAAAAATGAATAAAAATAAAGTTGAATTTGGTACATCAAATTTTCACATCGGAATATATGAGCTTGACGAACACGGAGCCGCAAAGCTAGGGCCATCAATGGCAGTTCCAGGAATGAGAGCTCTAAGCCTAGACGCAGACTCAGAGGAATCAAAATTCTTTGCCGATGACGTCGTATACTATAGCGACTTTAACGATAACGGCATGACGGGAGAGCTTAACATGGCGCTATTTCCTGATGCGTTCAAAACAGCATTTCTCAACTTCAAGGAAATGGCTGATGGAGGGATTGCTCAAATCAAGGGAGGAGTTTCAAAAAAGGTTTATTTCGCGTTTGAAGGGAAGGGCGACAAGAATAGAAGGAGACATATCTTCTTCAATGCCTCACTAGGAGCAATTAAAAGAGAACATAAGACAATCGAGGAAGGCAAAGAGGTTGAAGAGGAGACACTTCCGATTACAGTTACAGGCGACAACAAAACAGGTGTTATCAAGATTTCATATGCAGAGGGTGACACTGGTTACGAAACAGTATTCAGCGCACCAACCATTCCGGCTGTTAAAAACGAGTAGGGGGATATATGGCAATCAAAACTATAAAAATCGATAAGGATAATTCCATTAAAATCGATAGTTCAATTAACTGGTTGCTGATTTATAGAGGGCAGTTCGGGAGAGATATTCTCCCGGACATTCTGCCGCTAATTTCAGCAGGCGTAGATATAGCAATCAATATGCTCGGAGAGAGTGAGGGCGAGACGGTTCAAGAAAAAATTGCAAATATGGATTCCGATAAAGTGGAATCAGCAATGCTTTCACTAGCAGGGTTAGAGTTAACTACATTTTTGCAGATTGTTTGGGCCATGAACGCAAATGCATGCAAGAAAAACGGAGAGGAGATAGTTCCGTTCGAAAATTGGGTGGAACAACAGGAAGAATTTCCTATTGACCTTATAGCTCCAGCAGTGGCAGGAATGTTAACTAAATCGATGGTAAGCTCAAAAAACTTAAAGCGCCTTCAGGACCTAGTCAAAATGGCGAAAGCAGAAAAAGCAACAAAATCAGCACAGACGGAATCTTAATTGGTGCGATTTCAAGAGGGCTAAGTTATGAAGGCATAACTGAAATGGAAATAGGGCAAGTCGTTGATTACTGCATCGAATATAACGAGTTTGAAAAGATAAATGATAAAACAGAAAGCGCAAATACTACAGTGCGTCAAGCAACGCAGGCGGATTGGGATGCGCTAGGGAGGTAATTGATGGCTGGAGACATAAAGGGCATAACAATTGAGTTTAGGGGAGAAACGACTAAGCTGAGCAAGGCTCTGAATAAAATCAAGGACGAAACAAAAGGTGTAGACGGCTCTTTAAAGGCTGTCAACAAGGCTTTAAAGTTCAATCCTGGCAATATAGAGCTGCTCGGCCAAAAGCAGATTGAACTGAAGAGAAAAATTGAGCAGACGAAAGAAAAACTTGAGGCGTTTAAGGAAGCGCAAAGAAGCCTAGACGCATCTGGCGTTGATAAAACATCAAGCGAATATATGGAGGTTCGCAGGAATATAATACAGGCAGAATCACAAGCAAAGTATTTTAATGCGGAGCTCAAAAAGACTGAAGCAGCAATATCACCACTCGGTAAACTTGGCTCACAGTTCCAGGACGTAGGCGGAAAGATTACAGCTGCTGGTCATGCACTAGCACCATTATCCAAGCTAGGAGCAGCAGTTGCAGGAGGACTTGGAGCATTAGCAGTAAAAGCTGGAAGAGCAGCTGATGACTTAAATACGCTGTCAAAAACATCGGGCATAAATACCCAACAACTACAGCTATATGCAGCAAGCGCAGATCTTGTAGATGTATCAGTTGAAGACATGGCCAAATCGCAGACTAAACTCAAGAAGAATATGCTATCAGCATCGCAGGGAACAGGGGATGCTGCAAGAGCTTTTGACATGCTAGGGGTTAATGTCAAAGGTGCAGATGGACACTTGCGAAATCAAGATGAAGTATTTCAAGAAGTCATCCAAAAACTTGGAACCATGTCAAACGAAACGGAACGAGATGCACTAGCGATGCAAATCTTTGGGAAAAGTGCAACTGCATTAAATCCGATGATTGAGGACATGGGCAAGACCTATAAGCTTGTGACAGACACGATGAAAAAGAACAAAATAAAGTTTGTTGATCAAGAAACTTTAGATCAAGCAAATGCTTTTAATGATCAAATCGATATAATGAAGTTTATTGCAACAACTGCTTTTCAGCAAATTGGTTCTAAGCTTGCAGCGTATTTAGTTCCTGCGATCACAAAAGTCCAAGAGGTATTCAGTCATTTCATGGGAATAATTTCAAATTTGAGTGGCAGAACGCTCGCGATAATAACTGGAATCGGTGGTGGATTTGCAGTCATAGCACCGACACTACTTATTGTTGGAGGTCTTGTAACAAAAATGGGCTTAGCTTTTAGTGGATTATCTAAAATTATGCCTGGTTTAGGAGCAGGACTAAAGGGCGTTTTTGGTTTCTTAAAAGCAAATCCGATAATACTAATCATCTCTGCAATCGCAGCTCTTGCATTAATACTATCCAAGACAGGATTAAGTGTAGAAGAGTTGAGCGGCAAGATTAATGGATTTATAACTAGTGTAGTTGGCAAGTTGCCAGGCATAGTCAATGGAATTGTGGCGCTACTCCCACGAGTATTAGATGCCATTTTAAAAATGCTGCCGGTGATCATTGATGCTGCAGTGACACTATTTACGGCAATAGTAAATGCATTACCGCAAATAATACCACAGCTAATTCAGGGATTCGTGACACTAATAAATGGTTTAGTAAGCGCAATGCCAACTTTAATACCAATACTAGTTAATGGTGCTGTAACATTATTTCAAGCGATAGTAAATGCATTACCACAAATAATACCATTAGTGATACAAGGATTCACATCGCTTGTGACAACGCTCATAAATGCGATGCCTACATTAATACCTATATTAATACAGGGAGCTATAACGCTATTTATTGAAATTGTGAAAGCAATCCCAGTTGTTGCAAAAGCGCTCATAGCAGCATTGCCACTGATTATTGACGCTTTCAAAACAGGGCTGGCGAATTTACTTCCAGCGATTTGGACCGGGATAAAAAATACGATGGTATCAATATTTGGATCGATTGTTAACGCGGCAAGAGATAAGCTAAATGCAATCAAAGATACATTCGTAAATATTTGGAACTCCATAAAGCAGACAACTGCGAACGTATGGGAAGGCATAAAAAATGCAATAATGACTCCTATAAACGGAGCGGCAAATCTAGTAAAGGCAGCAATTGATAAAATCAAAGGATTGTTCAATTTTAGCTTTAAGTGGCCACATCTACCTTTACCACATTTTAGTATCAGTGGCTCAATCAATCCACTGAGCAAATCGTTTCCACCTAAAATAGGTGTAAGCTGGTATAAAGAAGGTGGAATCTTTGATAAGCCTAGCCTTATAGGTGTCGGAGAAGCAGGTAGAGAGGCAGTATTACCAACCCACAAACTAGACAAGTTTTTGGACGATGCTGTCAAAAGAGTTAATCCAACGCAGTCTAACGGAAGTGTCACAATCAATATTGCAAACATGACAGTTAGAGATGATACAGATATCCGTAAAATCGCGGATGAAATAGAACGCAGGCTTGCTCTTGAGTCAAATAGACGCAAGCTTGCTGGAGGCTTGATATGATAAACAATGAAGTTATTATAAACGGCACACAGTTGCACAAGTTCGGCACAATCGAATCGATAGAGTATAGCAAGCTGTCAAACGATATCCTTTACCGCGAAATTGCAAATAGGCAGCCTCGCGTTCAGGGGAGAAAAAGACAGTTAAAGGAAGTAACTCTGAAGATAAGGATTCATGATAAATTGTCGAGGGCGGAAACAAAAAAGCAAATAGATGAAATTGTAGGGCTATCATTTTCTGATAGCCCTATTTCGCTTATAGAAAATGGCAAGTATTGTAGAGCAATTCTTGCAGAGGCAGAAGACGAATACGTGTTTAAAAACGGGCTGCTATCATTGACGTTTGTTAACCTTGATGGGCTGTGGTACGGCGAAGAGAAGAACGGCAAGCTGACGATAGACAATCAAGGAATTATCAGCACAGATTTTGCAAGCATCTCTATCGTGCCAAGCGCCTTAAATGTGACGCTTAAGGACGGTAAAGGTCATGCACTTAAGATGAATGCGCTAAATACCACAAGTGCAATCATCATAGACCTTGAAAATAAGACTGCTACACAGAATGGAAAGCATGTTGAACTAAGTACGGATTCCAGGTTCTTTAGCTTCGAAAGAGGGAAAACGGTAATGCTCGTAACTAATGGTGCGACAAACACGATATATCGCGAGGTGATAGCACTATGATTTTTGTTTACGATAGAAACGAAAAACAAATCAATGCAATAGATGAAATCTATGAGCTGACAAAAGAAATCGGAAAGTTAAAAACCTTAGAGTTTGACAGTGAACTCGATTTCGAAAAAGGATATAGAATTATCGTAAACGATAATGAAAAGCCTTTGGAATTCATCATAATCGACACTGAATACAGTCGCGGAGACATCAAGGAATATCGCTACTATTGCCAAGAATCACTAAAGGAGATTGAAGGAGTACCCATCATTGACAAAAGACCGCAAGGTAATGTAAAGGCAGCAATAGAATCTTTGCTTGCTGATACACGATGGACACTTAAAATTCTTCCAACATACGATTTGAGTTACACGCAAACAAACAGCTTTTATCATATTTCTGCATTCGAAGCTCTAAGTAAAGTAGTACAAGATTATAACGTGGAGTGGCATGCAGAATACGAAATGTCAGGAGCTGATATAACAAGAAGGATTCTTGTTATAGGAGAGCAAGGAGTTAGGTCAAATAGCAGACTTGAATTTGGGAAAAATATAACTAAATTTACAAGGCGAATATCTTCAGATTCAATAATCACCGCGCTATACGGATTTGGAAAAGGTGAAGAGCAAGAAGATGGCGGATATGGAAGGCGTATAGATTTTGCAGAAATAAACAACGGAAAATCATATGTCGAAAATCTTGAAGCTAAAGAAAAATATGGGACAGGAAAAGAAAACGAAAAGAAGCACGTTTTCGGTTTCTTTGTTGATGAAGAGGAGACCGATAAAGCCAAATTACTGGAAACGACAAAAAAAGAACTCGTAATGTTAAGTCAACCGAAAGCAGAGTACACAGTTGAGGCTGTCAATTTAAATATTGATTGCTCGTTCGGAGACAGAGTTCAGGTGATAGACGATGAAATAGGATTTGCTGCAGAGGTACGCATCGTAAAAGAAGTCGTACAGGACGAATCCAAAACATTTACATTTGGAACGGTGACAAAAAGCTTTGGTGAGTCTATCAGAAATGAATTTAAGAAAACGCAAGAAACAATCAACAACCGAATCACATCCGTCAGAGAAGAGGTTCTTTCGAAAATCACTAAACAATATTTTGGCGAAGATGGGTATAACTACGACTTAAAAGCCGGCAACGAATATGGATTGCCTGCAGGGCTATATTCTTTTGACAGACAAATAAATCAAAATCCGTCAAAGGTTATTTATATTGGCGCTGGCAAGATGCTTATTTCTAACGAAAAAAAGCAAAACGGCGAATGGCTTTGGAAAACAGCCGCCACTGCTGACGGACTGATGGGCGATGCTGTTGTTGCAAATTCTATAACTGCAAATAAACTTTCTGCGGATGTTGGCCAAGCATTAGATTTAACTTCTAATGTATCAATCAATAGCAAGGTGTCGTCGCTTTCGGAGGAAACGTCAACGAAGATATCACAAACGCAAGATACGATTATAAAGCAAGTAGAGTCGAGATCCATGCTAGTGGATCAAATCATAAGTGAGATAAAAAGTTCAATCACGCAAACAACCGAGGGCATTTATTTTAACTTCGAAAGACTAAGCAAAAATCTTGACGCAGCAATCGCAGGAAGTACGGCAGAGTTTGAGAAAATACGCAAATACATAAGATTTGAAAATGGAAATATTGTACTTGGAGCGGAAGGTAATCCCCTTACGCTCAAAATTGAGAACGATAAGATTAAATTTATAGAAAATGGAGCGGAAATCGCATACTGGCAAAATAGACAATTCTACGCAGTGGATGGTGAGTTTATAAACAGTCTTAGACTGGGTAAGTTCGCGTTCATCCCGCGAGAAAATGGAAATCTAAGCTTCTTAAAGGTGGTGGATTAAAATGGGATATTGGCTATCAATACAATTCAGCCCTGGACAACAGGATATTGTTAACAATCAAAGCTATATGGCAGTCTACCTGTCTGTACACGCATCAAATGGTTACTACGCAGAACACACTAACGCAGCAGGCACTCTAACGGTCAATGGAGTCAACTATCCCTTTTCTGGTCACTTTAAAGTAAATGGAAGTTCGCAGGTAATACATAGTGTTGGGGTTTGGGTTCCACATAACCCAGACGGTTCAAAAACTCTATATGCATCCGCAAGCTTTGATACGAGGGTTGTAGGTGTACTTACAGCGTCAAATTCGTCAACGCTAACAACTATACCACGTGCATCTTCTCCGACAACATCAAAGTCTACGGTGACATTTGGAGAATCGTTTGATATTTATACGCATAGAAAATCAACTGCATTTACACACGACATCTATGTAGGGGTCAATAATGACATTAACTCATTAATAAAAATAGCTGATAAAATCCCAACCGACACGACCTGGACCCTACCAGTTGATTGGAAAAATAAGTTTCCAGATTCAAGTGTAAAATTACTGGTACGAGTCTATACATTTAACGGTAATACAAATCTTGGACGAATTGATGCACCATTAGTTGCAATAAAACCATCATCTGATATGCTGCCTAGCGCAACGATTGAAGACAAAGATGAAACGGAATACTACAAGAAGTATGGTGGGTATGTAAAGCACCAATCTAAAATAAAAATAGCGGTAAAGCCAGAGTACAGATATAGAGCAACAAAAAAAGATGAACGGCTCAAAATCAATGGAGAATTACCATCAGTGGACGAGTCAAGTTTGACTCCACAAAAAGACAAGATAACAATCGAAGCAACGATCACAGACAGTCGAGATTCCACAATCACGGTCACAAAAGAACTGCAAATAATAGATTGGCATGCACCTGTGCTAACTGGTGTCAAAGTAGAAAGATGTAAAGCAAACGGAGAATCTGACGCAGCTGGGAACTATGTCAACATAAAGTACAACGCAACTGTTGCAAGCGTCAATTCCAAGAATGGGAAAACTATCGAGTACGAGATTACAAGGCAAGGCAGCTATGACGGTACGCAAGAGGCGGATGAACTTGAAAGGTACAAGATGTCAGGTAGTAAAGTGCTACCATGCCATGGAGATTATTCTTGGCAAATAAAAGTAACGCTAAGAGACGACTTTGAAGCTACTGAGTATACTCAGTTGATTGGAACAGCTTTCACCCTCGTTGACTATCATAAGAGCGGGCGAGGAATGGCAATAGGAAAGGTAGCAGAACGCCAGGATCTATTTGACGTTGACATACCGACCACATTTAACAATGAGTTAAGAGGAAAGGGAGTAGCTTACGACCTAACCCCAACAGAGTTACAAGTCATTAAACTGCTTACGAATACCGAAAGTGGGGACGTAAGACTAGGCAAAGTCTTACAAACGCTTGGACTAAGAGTACCAATTAAAGCTGAAAAGCTAGGTCAGTTTGAAGTGGTTAAGTTTTCGGATGGAACCTGTGAAGCATCGTGTCAAATAAAGCAAATAACGCCAATAAACATGGTGCAATGGAACTCGTGTTGGTGGCGATGGATTGGAAATTTGTCCATGCCAGATAATCTATTTAAATCAATAAGCAATGTGCAGGTAAGCGGTCATTGCAATGGAGGTGTGTACACATGTGGGTCAGGAACTAATACAAAAGTATTGCAAGTTGTGTTATTAATGCCGACACCTGCATGGGCCGCGAATCAGGTGCCTGCGGAATTACCATTTATAAGAATATATGGGAGGTATAAATAAAATGAAAATGTTGAATATCAACAAAAAAGAAAACGGTAGTTACTACTTTGCTGCCACTCGCGAGGATGGGAAAACGGTATTTGGAGTTTTTGAGGAGAAGGACCTAGCGGGAATCATAAAGATTGTAGACACAACAAAGGATCTTGACGAGCAAAGATTGGAATCGCTCAATCTACTAATCAATGCAAATTTAAAACTCGAAAAGAACAAGAAGGCAGTGGTGTCACTGGTGGAAAGATGGCAGGTGTGCTCTTATTATCCGTTAGGCCACTACGTGAATTATAATGACAAACTTTATGATTCCCGCAAGGCGCACAACTCAACATATGAAAATATTCCAATAAACGATCCAGAGTTATGGTCAGAAGTTGAGCTTGGAAACGCAAGCGATTATGAAAAATGGTATAAAAGTGCAGAGTTTTGGGCAGCAGATAAAACTTATAAGAAAGGAGATTATGTAATCTACTACAACAAGCTTTACAAATCATCGAAAGATAAAAATGTCTCAAATCCTGAAAAGAGCGATTGGGAATTGATTGAGAGAGATAAGTAAAGGAGTCAGGCATGGAAAGGGCGATAATAATAGCAGTATTTGCATCAACGGGGCTTTGGAGTTTTATAAGCATGATTGTGCAGAGATACATGGAGCGTAAGAGCGATTATGCTCTAATGATGAGAGGACTTGGGCACGATCGTATATGCTGTCTGGGAGAGTACTATGTCAAGCGAGGATGTATCACTCGAGACGAGTATGAGAACCTTGTTGATTATCTTTATATACCGTATAAGAAATTGGGTGGCAACGGTACTGCTGAAAAAATAATAAATGAGGTAAAGCAGTTACCACTTAAGGATAATAAATAATTAATAGTTAATCGTTGCGGCTTAAATGCCGTTTTTTTATTCAAGAAGGAGGTAAACTATGAATCTTGAATTTATATTAAAACTTATTATGCCACTTGTTCTCGTGGCGTGCTTGATCATCGGATATCTGATGAAAATGTACTTGCCTTCGGACAACAAGTACATTCCAACAACACTGGCAATCGTTGGTGCGGTGCTGGGGTGCATAAGTACATGGTCAATTACGTTAGAGGTAATTGTTGGAGGTGCAATTAGCGGCCTTGCAAGTACAGGACTGCATCAAATGTTTAAACAAATATTAAAATTAGATAAAACTGAAGAGGTCAAAGACTTCAAGGACCTGAAATAGGAGGAAACGATGAAAGGAATTGACGTATCAAGTCACAATGGCAGCATAGACTATAGCCAAGTCAAAGCAAGTGGAATAGACTTTGTCATGGTAAGAGCTGGCTACGGCTATGGATATGAAGACGAGAGATTTTCGCAGAATGTAGAAAGAGCAAAAGCAGCAGGTTTGCATGTTGGTGCGTATTGGTTCATATACGCACTAAACGAGGAGCAAGCTAAAGCAAATGCAGATGTATTTGTTGGACTGCTTGAAAGGTATAAAGGTACGTTTGATATGCCAGTTGCATGCGACTTTGAGTATGATTCAGAGCGCTATATGCGTGATAGTGGAGTGACTCCAACGAGAGCGCTAAACACCGCTATCATTGATGCGTTTTGCAAAAGGATGGAAGCGTATGGCTACTATGTGTCAAACTACCTCAATCCTGACTACATACAGTCAAGGGTCAACTTTAGTGATGTAAGCCAGTACGATTTGTGGCTGGCTCAATGGGGAACAAGTGAACCAAGTTATTCGTGCGGAATGTGGCAGTACTCATCTGATGGTAGTGTTGCTGGAGTATCGGGACGTGTGGACGTGAATGTGACAAATATTGACTATCCATCGCTGATAAAGTCAAACGGCTTTAATCACACAAACCTATCGGATACAGCACCAGCTCCACAGATTGTACCGACTGTAAGTCCAAGCGACACATTTGCCGTATGCGACAAGGTTATAGTGACAAATCCTATAGATGTCAACGGAACAGGGCTTGCCGTAAGTGGCGAGTATGAGGTAATCGAGGTGTCGAACGCAAATAGAATTGTCATCGGTAGAGGTGGAGTTGTAACAGCTGCAATGCCACCAAGCAATATCAAAAAGGCAAGCGAAGGTTCAGCAAGTTTAACCGCTACAGAGGTAGCACATCAAATTTGGTATGGCTACGGCCAAGATTGGGGAACTGGTAGCGACCGAGTAAGAAGAGTGGCAGCTGCGGGTGTAGACTACAACGAGGTACAGGCGGAACTTGCAAAGTATTATAATTAAATATTTAAATTAACTCATCTGCCAAGCGTAGAAGGAGATAACGGAATCGCTCACGCTCTTAGCGAGCGGTTCTTGTTTCAAGAGGGCAATTGCCCTCTTTTTTATTGCTTGAATTGTCAAGTCAAGTGCAAC